GTGCTAAGTTACCAAGCTTGGTAATAGCTTTAGTACGAAGTGCTGTAGAGTTTTTAATAACTGTACTTTCATCAACAACCATCATTGCTTGTCTTGTCATTAAAAATTTATCAGCAAATTTTTTACCACGATCCGTAGCAAATGCATCAACATTCATTATTAAAATATTAAGGTGTACTGTTTCTGTATTAAATAAAGTTTGTAATTCTTCTTCATGTTTTTTTGTTTTTTGACCTGTCCATACAACAATATTTCTATCTACATGTTGAGGCATATGTGTTTCTATTTCTTTTACCCAAGTTCCTTTAACACCATTAGGACAGATAACAAGAAGGCCAACAATAAAACCATTGTCATAAAGAAAAGCAGATCCATCAATTAAGACTTTTGTTTTTCCACAACCCATTTCCATAAGAAGAGCAAATTCTTTTTCTCCCTTAGAAAAATGATTTATCATAGCCCCCATACCAGCCAATTGATGAGCATAAGGCTTCGTTTTAAAATTATAATTATATTTTTCCATACTTTCTGCGATTAAAAAAATCACTTAACCCTTAACTTTTTTCTTGTACAATGTAAATTAAAATAATATAGGGTATTTAGAAAGATGAAAGACTTAGAAAACAAAGGTAATGTGTATGTCATCCAAGAGGTGTCAAAGTTTAATGTTATTAGTGCCCAGGGATATGGGAAACTAATACCACTCTTTGAAGAAGGAAAACAGATAATGTTGTCCCCAGCTCCTGCGGTGCGTAAAGCAAAAACCATATTAAAAGATTTTAATGACAACGATTATTTGTTGTTAATAGGTGATCCATCAATGATTGGATTAGCTTGTTCAATAGCAGCAGATATAAATCGAGGAAAATATAAAGTTTTAAAATATGATAGACGTACTTATACATACTACCCGATACAGATAGACATTAATGAAAGGAATAACTATGACAGAGAAAGTTGATTTTACAAACTACTTACCAAAAGAAGAAACAAACACTGTAGACATATCTGAAGTGAAGGATGTTTCAGAAGCGTCTAATAAATTTTTACAAATTGAAAGCGAGATCCTGGCTTTAGAACATCAAGCAAAAATTAAAAAACAAGAACTCCAACAAATGAATGATTCAATTGTTCAATTAATGGAATCTCGTGGAGTTAAAGAAATTAAATTGACCAATGGTGATGCTGTTAGTTTTAAACCTTTTTTTAAAGGCAGTATTACACGTGATAAAGAAGCGGAAGCTTTTAAATGGCTCGAAGAAAATAATCATGGTGAGCTAATTAAAAACATTGTGTCTATAAGATTTGGTAAAGGAGATAATGATCAAGCTTCTAAGTTAATAAATGACTTAGAGCAAAGTGGTCTTGCTCCTGATCAAAAACGAAAGGTCGAGCCGATGACCTTAAATGCCTTTATTGGTGAACAAATAAACTCGGGCAAAGACCTTCCTATAGAAACATTTAGCGTTTTTATGGGTAACAAAGTTAAAATAAAAAAAGGAAAATAACCATGAACGAAGTATCGAAAAAAAAGAAAAGCGAAATATCGACTAATGTTATTGATTTCTCAAATTTTGCAGGTGCAGGATTTGAAAATGTTGATGCACAAGAAATGGCAATCCCATTCTTAAAGATTGCTAGTTCTCAAACTCCAGAAGTAAAAAAAAGCAATGCCAAGTATGTTGAAGGACTTGACCAAGGTAATATTTTTAATTCTGTTACTAAAGATTTTTACAAAGGTGTAAGTGTTATACCATGTGCCTTTCGTGTTAGAGGTGTTGAATGGTCCCCTTTAGGTGAAGGGACAGGAGCTCCTGTTAAAATCTATGAACCAAAAGATATACCTCCTTTAACTAGAGGTGCTGATGGTGAGGATCACTATATGATTAATGGTGCAATGAGCCCTACTTATATAGTAAGAACGGCTGAATATTTTGTTTTGCGTTTAAATGATGATGGATCTTTTGAAAGATGTCAAATTATTATGCAAAAAACTCAATATAAAAAATCCCGTTATTGGAATACGATGATGATGAATCAGAAAATTCAACAATCTAATGGGTCACTTTTTACTCTTCCAATGTTTGCAAATGTATACCGAATGGAAGGAATACAAGAACAAAATAAAAAGAATGATTGGTGGGGATGGAAAATTGTTTTAGAAAAATCTGTAAACGATTTAAAAAATCCATCTTATTTAGTGGAGGAAGCTAAAAACTTTCATGAGCTTGTAAGTTCTGGATCAATTGATCCAACACCTGAAGCTTTGAATGATACTGATGATGATATTAAAGACGTTACTCCTAATGTGGATACTAACGTTTTAGGATCTTAATTACTCTACTTCCCTAGAGTAGGGGCATAATCTTCACATTTTATGCCCCTAGTTATTATTTATATTTATGAAAGCAGAAAAATTTAAAAATATATTTACAGGTCTTGACCGTGCTCATGGTGAATATCGTTATTCAGAAACGAAACTAAATGGAAAACGAGATGGTAAAATGTTCACGAAACACGAACCACCTACCTTACAAATGTATCAAGATCATCTTGATGGAAAGATGCCTGCTTTAGGGATTGTTCCCATTCGTGACGATGCAACTTGTACTTGGGGATGTATTGATATTGACGAGTACCCACTGGATCATAAAAAAATATTATCCAAAATACGAGAATATGAATTACCATTAATAATGTGCTCATCCAAATCTTTTGGTGCACATATTTTTCTTTTTTCCAAAAATCCACAGTCGGCAGCTATCTTTCAACAAAAACTTAAAGAGATTGCTTCTTACATCGGATATGCACATACTGAAGTTTTCCCTAAACAAACTCAACTAGCCAACGAAAAAGACACAGGTTCTTGGTTGAACCTTCCTTATCATGGTGATACCCGGTACGCGTTTCTTGATAATGGTGATGGTGCTTCTCTTGACGAGTTCTTTGACTTATATGACAAATATCTTTGTGAGGATATCAGTAAAATTGCAATCAAGATAAAACAAGATGTCATAGCCGAAGGGCCACCATGTTTACAAGTTTTAACTACACAAGGATTTCCTGAAGGTACAAGAAACAATGGTTTATTTAATATAGGAATTTTTTATCGAAAAGCTAATCCAGATGATTGGGAAGATTTATTAGAAAACTATAACCGGGATTATATGGATCCTCCTTTAAATGCTAATGAAGTAACAATAATTCAAAAACAAGTTAGATCAAATAAACCAGATGGAAATCCTAAATATTCTTATCGTTGTAATGACCAACCTATTGTATCAGTTTGTCAAAAATCTTTATGTAAACTAAGAAAACATGGTATTGGTCAATCAACTATAGATCATCCAACTTATAGTGAGCTATCTGTTTTAGATAGTGTTCCTCCTATTTGGTTTTTAAATGTAGGAGATAAAAGAGTTGAATTTGATGATTTGGGAATTTTATATGCTCATCCTTTATTTAGAAAAATGGTTGGCCAACAATTAAAAATATATGTACCAAGAGTTAAAGCAGAAGATTGGGATGAAATTGTAGCTCACTTATTTGAAAATATAAAAATAGATGAAGTACCTTCTGATGTTTCTAAAGTAGGAGAATTTTTAGACTATTTAAAAGAATTTTGTTTAGCAAGAGGAGAATCTTTTTCTATGGATGAGTTAGAGATGCAAAAAACATGGATTGATGAAGAAAATGTTAAAGAGTTTGTTAAAAATAAAAAAACATTTATGGCTACCCCTACCTATTTTAGACTTGTTGATTTATCACGATGGTTAGAAAATAGTAAAAATTTTAAAGTTCAACGAGTATGGATTGTTCAACGACTAAAAGATATCGGAGGAACAAATATTACAGTATCTGTTAGAAAAATACAAACAAGAGCTTGGGTTATTCCTTCTTTTGAAAAGTCTTCAGTAGAAATTCCTACACCTACAACAATTAAAAATAATAAAATTAAAAAAGAAGATGAAATTTTAGGGGGAGAAAACATGGATAACATAGATCTACCATTATGATAAATATAATATTAGGGCCACCAGGCACAGGTAAAACTACTAAGCTTTTAGATATTTGTCAGCAAAAAAAAGAACAAGGTGTTTCGTGGGATAAAATTGGATTTTTTTCTTTTTCTAAGAAAGCTGCATATGAAGCTAGGGATCGAGCAAGAGATAAATTTCAAGCAAGTAAAGATGATTTAGTTCATTTTAGAACTCTTCATAGTTTTGCTTATAAGCATTTACCTGTTAATAAAGATAATCTAATGAAGTCAAAACATTGGAAAGAATTATCTGAGTTAATTGGTTTTGATTTAGTTTTTGATACTAATGATGATTCAATTTATTCCAACTCTAATCATCAGTTTGTTAATTTAATTAATATGTCTCGGTTAAAAGATATTTCTTTAGAAGATGAATGGAATAGTAGTGGAGAAACTATTAATTGGACTAAACTTGATTATTTAAATCGATGTATAAAAGACTATAAGGAAGAAAATAATTTATTTGATTTTACTGATATGATTATTGATTACACAAATGACACATTTCTTACACATTTCGATGTCTTGTTTATTGATGAAGCTCAAGATATGCCTCGTATACAATATAACATGGTGAGTAAGTTAATTAAAAATAGTAAAGAGACATATATAGCTGGTGATGATGATCAAGCAATTTTTCGTTGGTCAGGTGCTGATGTAGATCGTTTTATAAATTTAAAAGGAGATGTAACTGTACTTGATAAATCTTATCGTTGCCCACAAAAAATATATAAATTAGCTAATCGTATTATTTCTAGAGTTAAAAATAGACGAGAAAAAAATTGGCAGCCAAAAGAAGAAATAGGGAAAATAAGTTATATTGCTGATTTAAGGCACATTGATTTATCAACAGGTAATTGGTTGTTGTTAGGAAGAACTAAAAAAATAAGAAATGAAAAAATAGAATCTTTTTTAAAGGATAGAGGATTTTGGTATGGTAGAGGAGATCATCGCCCTGTAGTTCCATCTACATTAGAGGCTATTGAAACTTGGCAACGATTAAAAAGTGGTTCAACAATTTCTTTATTAGAGGTAAAAAATTTATATAACAAAATTAAATCAGGTACAGGTATTAAAAGAGGAGGTAAAACTTTTAAAGGAGAAAATGAAGAATCTTTGTTTAATTTAGAGGATTTAAAAAATAATCATGGTTTACTTGTTGATGGTTATTGGCATGAAGTAATGGATAAAGTTAGTGACTTTGATATTACATATTTAAGAAGATTAGAAAGAATTGGGGAAAATATAAAAGGAGAACCCAGAATAAGAGTATCTACTATTCATCAAGCTAAAGGTGGTGAATGTGATAATGTTGTTGTTCTATTAGATTTAGGAAGATTAGTATACAGATCTTATATGAAAAACCCAGATGATGAGCATAGAGTTTTTTATGTAGCTGTAACAAGAGCAAAAAAAAATTTATATATCGTAGAATCACAACAACCAGAAGGTTATCTTATATGATCTCTCAAGACTTATTAGATGAAGCAAAGAAATTAATTGGTGGTGATAGACAAACGGACTATGGAGACAAATTAAAAAATCATCAAAACATTGCAGATTTTTGGTCTATATTTTTAAAGACTAAAGTTACACCACACGATGTTGCTATCTGTATGGCTTTGGTAAAAGTTGCAAGGCTCATGAACCAACATAAAAAAGATAGCTATATTGATATGGCAGCTTATGCGTGCATAGCAGCAGAAATTGAAGCACGAACCACGAAAGACAAATCGTTTGAATCAGAGGGTGAAAAACGAGGAAGAGAAACAGCAGAATATATAAAGGAAAAATATAATGCAACATAATTTTGGATTTACACAATCAGAATGGGTGCCTCCACATGAGTTACCTGATTTATCCGACGCAAAAGTCATTGCATTTGATTTAGAGACATATGATCCTGAATTGAAGACCAATGGTCCAGGGTGGTCAATAAAAAAAGGCCATATCATAGGCGTGGCTGTCGCTGTAGATGGTTGGAAGGGGTATTACCCCATAAGACACGAAAATGGCTTCAATTGGGATCGTAGACGCGTTATGACATGGTTTAAAAAATTAATGCAAAATGATGCCATAAAAGTGGCTCATAATGCTCTTTATGACTTAGGTTGGCTTTATGCTGAAGGAATTGATGTTAAAGGACCAATTGTTGACACAATGATCATGGCTCCCATCATTAATGAAAATAAATTTTCTTATGCATTGAATGCTGTTGGTAAAGATATGTTAGGAGAATACAAAGATGAAAATTTATTAAAGCAAGCTGCAATAGAATTTGGAGTTAACCCTAAAAGTGAAATGTATAAACTCCCTGCTATTTTTGTTGGGACATATGCTGAACAAGATGCTGATTTAACTTTACGATTATATCACCATATGAGGCCTATTATAGAGAAAGAAAGTTTAACAAGTGTTTACAAATTAGAGATGGAATTAATTCCTATTATTTTTGAGATGATTAAAAAAGGAGTACGTGTTGATGTTAAAAAAGCCACTAGTTATAAAAAAAGTTTTAAGAATACAGAGAAGAAGATACTTGATGAAATATTGGCAGACTCGGGTATTGCAGTTGATGTTTGGGCTGCAGCAAGTGTGGCGAAAGTTTTTGATAAACTTAAAATAAAATATCCAAGAACAGAAAAAACTAATGCTCCTAGCTTTACTAAAGATTTTTTATTACATCATAAACATCCTATTGCACAAAAAATACAAAGTGCTAGAGAGTTTAATAAAGTGCAATCTACTTTTCTTGACACTATTATTCATCACGGGTCTACAGGAAGAATACATGCAAGCATTCATCAAATGAGAGATGGTCAATCAGGAACAGTGTCAGGGAGGTTAAGTTATTCTAATCCAAACTTACAACAATTACCTTCTCGTAATAAAGAAATTAAAAAACAAATTCGAGGATTGTTTTTACCTGAAGAAGGGGAGATCTGGGGTAGTTTTGATTACTCTCAACAAGAACCACGGATCGCGTCACACTATGCTTTTAAACTTGGATGTAGTGGAGCAAAGACCATTGTAGATGAATATCAAAAGAATCCTAATGCTGATTTCCATAATATTGTAGCTGACATTGCTAATA